TGTGCGCTGCTCTAGTTGTCCCTCTAACAGCTCTAGTGATTCCTGTTAAATTATTTCCTGAAACGCCAGTATAAGATATTTCTTCTGTGCCTACTAAAATAAAATTAGTTCCTGAATCTGGAAAGTTAGTTGTGCTTGTAAGTGTAATACTTGTTCCTGATCCTCCTGTTCCAAAAGCATTATCTCCAAGAGCTCCATTTAATGTTGTTGTAATTGCAGAACCATCTTCACCACCATATGATCCTAGGCCCCAACCAAAACCTTTTTGTTGAACAGCTGAACCAACGGTATAGTAGTGTTGAACTCTAATGCCACCAGATGTGGTTGCACCAGATCCAGTTTCGTTTGAAGGCATTGTAATTGTAATAGTTGTAGTTGTTGGCACAGA